ATCCTATCCCGTTCGACGTGATCGACGATGACACGTACCGGCAGTATCTCATCTACAAAATCCTCAAGAACACCTGTGATTGTACCTACCCGAATATCATCAAGGCGTTTCGGATGTTCTGGGACAAGCCCCTCTACTACTCAGAGGACCCGGAACAGCCGGCCACCATGATATTTGACACGGGCGAGATGAGCGCCGATACCATCACGACGCCGTTGTTCAAGGTGCCGTTGATTCGTGCTGCCGGCGTTACGCTGAAGCTCTACGCCAGGACCACTGCGGATATGGGTGTGGCAAATGTGCCCATTGCAAGCGGACTTGGCTATGCAGTCACGGTCACAACGCTCCCGTATCTGGAACGGCTCATCGATTACGGCGCAAAAGTCCATGTGAAGACCGGCGTGGCAACCGTTGCTGAGGACACACTGCCCGGCATCGAGCGTGAGTATAAATTCAGCCATAAGCTGCGGCTTGGCTCTGGCGTCCAGAGCGTGTCGCAAGATCGTCTCCCGTTCGTTGAGCGGGAGATCTCTTATTCCGCAAATGTCGATGCTGGCAGCGGTGTTTACAGCATCATGGAAACCCCGATCAACGGTATCCAGCAGCAATAACGAAAAGGAGGAAGTCCGCACATGAGTTACTACGGCGGAACAGTCACAGTCAAGGGCCGAGACCTCATTACCAGACTGATTGCTGGCGAGACCATAACGCTTACCCGCGTTATGGTCGGTTCCGGCAAAATGCCGGAGGGGGTAGAGCCTATTGACATGGAGGCTCTTGTCAACCCCATAGCCGAGGCAACGACCACGGTCCCGATTGTCGAGAACAACGTCCTCTCGATGATCGTTGAGTACAGAAACGACATGAACGGGGGGCTGAAAGAAGGGTTTTGGCTGAACGAGTTCGGCATCTTCGCCAAGACCGACAAGAGCGATGAGATCCTGCTCTACTACGCCACCCTGGGCGACAGCCCGCAGCCGGTCAACGCATACCAGGATAACCGGTACGACATCCGGCGTTATCCCGTCACCATCGCTTTGTTGGTCGATGCAGACCTTCAGCTCAGTTACACCCCCGGCGCCTTTGTTACATCCGCAGAGGCGCAGGCCCTCATCGAGGCGATGGTCCGGGAGGCCGTTGCGCAGATCGCGGGCAACGTTGGCGCGGCCATCATCAAGGAAATCACCATCCCCGCCGAGGGCTGGGCCTGGGACGAAACCGGCGGGGAAGAAGCGGGCGGCATGGGTATGGACGAATACCGGATGTACCGCGACGTTGCCGTAGCGGAGTCCACGGAAGAACTGTTCGTGAACGTCGCCCTGCACAAAGACGCACTTGAAACCTCGAAGAGAGCTGGCCTGTGTCCATCCGTACAGACACTTGCCGGCTCTCTCCGGTTTTGGGCAAAAAATCAGCCGAACGCGGATATGGACGCCACAATCGCGCTGCTGTCTGAGTCCGGCGCAGGAGGAGGTGGAAGCGGCGGCACCTATGTGCTGCCCGTCGCAACAGAAACCACGCTCGGCGGCGTGAAGATCGGCGAGGGCCTTACCTCCACAGCGGACGGCAAAGTCTCGGTCGAGGGCGTCCCCATCGCGGACAGCGAGAAGGCGACCCTGGAGGCAACCAACGCCGTGCTGGATGAGGTCTACGATGACGACGCCGGGCAGACCCAGTAACCCCCAGTAACCCAAAGAAAGGAGAAAAAGCATATGCCATCTTACGATGAAAACTCCGTGCTCACTCTGGCTGGCCTGAAAACCGCGCTGACCCGCGCCAAAGCGGAAACGCTCGCGGCCATTGCCGCTGCTGGGCACCTCAGCAAGAAGAAGGTGGACGCGGTGCCGGAAGCGGCAAGCGCGGAGGAAAACACCTTCTACTTCGTCAAAAACACCGGCACCGGCCACTATGACATCTATTTCAAGATCGACGGCGTGATGGAACTCATCGACGATACCACCGTCGATATGGAAGGTTATGTCACCGACGAGGCACTGTCTGAAGCGCTCAACGGTGTGGGCGGCGGCGCTCTGTACAAGGGGACCAAAACCGACCTGTCCACGGCTGACAGCGCCGTCATCGAGGCGTACTTCACTGAGCACGGCGATGTGACACCAAAACCCGGTGATGCGTTTATCGTGGCTACTGTCGTCAGCGGCGTTACCTACGAGCAGTCTGCCTATCAGTACAACGGTACTGGCTGGGAGGCTGTAACTGGCCCGGTGGACGCGGATAAGGTCATCCTGCGGGAGAATATCACGTTGGCCGGCAGTTATACGCAGTTTGGCAACCTGACCAAGAGCGCCAACGGCACCGCCACCCTGGAAGCCAAGGGCAAGAGCGTTTCGGATGTGCTGACCGAGATTCTGAGCAAGCGCCTTCAGCCGGGCAGCCCCACCCAGCCCAGCATCAGCGGGTTTAACCTGAGCGGCGCGAAGGCTGTGGAGGCCGGCACCTCTATGGCTCAGGCCAGCTACACCGTTGGCACCCTCAACAAAGGCTCGTACCAGTACGGCCCGGACGATACCGGCGTCGTAGCCTCTAACTGGGCAGTCCAGCGCATCACCGACAAGGGCACCGAGCAGATCGCCAGCGTCGATGCGGCGTCCCTGGATGCCGGCACCGACAACAACGGCGGCGAGGGCTTTGTGATCGGCGACATGGGCGGCGACGATAACGTCGTGTCCAGCCTGAAGTACAAGGCCATCGTCACTCACGGGGCCGGCGTGACCGCCAAGGACAACCTGGGCAGTGATTCCAACCCTGCCGTCAGTATCTCCGCCGGCACGAAGGAGAAGACCACCAGCTCGTTCACGCCCTTCCGCAATGTCTTCTACGGCGCGTCTACGGACAAGCCCACGCTGGACAGTGCGGCCATCCGCGCTCTGACCCCCACCGGCAAGGCGTATGCCGCCGGCACCCTGACCATCAACGTGCCGGCTGGCGCCCAGCGCGTGGCTATCGCCTGCGACGCCACCAAGACGGGCGTTACCAAAGTTATCAATGAGAGCGCTATGAACGCCGACGTTACCTCGACATTCGTGCAGTCTACTGTCGATGTCGAGGGCGCAGAGGGCTACACCGCCAAGACCTACAAGGTGTGGGTGTTTGAACCCGCCGTCCCGTATGAGAATGCCGCGACCCTGAAGGTCACGCTGGGCTGAGAGGAGGGAATGAAGTATGGCTATCAATAACACGACCGGCAGCTTCCCCTTTATGGAGTTCCCTATGGCCTTCTCCCGGCAGGATTCCTTCCCGTTGGATAAGACCAGCGTTTACGGCTCCCTGGCGGCGGCGCAGACCTATGCGCAGACCAGCCCGCTGGCCTACGTTGGTCAGGTGCTTTCCGTGGTGGTAGACGGCGTTGCTACCATTTACCAGATCAAGAACACCGCCGGTGAGCTGGAGCCTTTGGGCACCGGCGACCTGGAAGGGGATGTGGCGTCCGTCATCAACGCCAAAACTGCATCCACCGAGAATATCAACGAGATGATCGGGGAGGTCTACGGGGCCGAAAACGAGGCCGAGGGCTGATCCCCGCCCGTCATATAAACCACCCATCAAACAACAAAACAGGAGGAAAATACCATGTCGTACAACACCAACAGCCTGCTCACCCTTGGTGGTCTGAAAACCTACGCCCAGAAGGTCAAGCAGGAGGCCGATACCCTCGCTTCCCGCGTCACCGCTCTGGAAGGCGTGGGCGCGCAGGCTAACGTCCTGGAGTCCGTCAAGGTCAACGGCGTCGCACTGGCCATTGCCCAGAAGGCGGTGGACATCCTGATCGCCACCGGCGCAACCAACGGCACCATGTCCGTGAACGGCGTCGACATCGCCGTCAAGGGTCTGGCTGCTCTGGCCTACAAGGCGCAGGTGTCTGAGGCTGACCTCGATACCGCTCTCAAGGCGGTTGTGACCAGCGTCGGCACCCTGATTGGCTCCGACGCCGGCAAGAGCGCCCGCACCATCGCCAATGAGGAGCTGGCCGCACAGCTCATTCCCGAGAGCGCCCAGGAGTCCTTGGACACGCTGGGCGAGATTGCCGCCTGGATTCAGGAGCACCCCGGCGATGCGGCTACCATGAATGCCGCCATCGCCGCCCTTCAGGGCGTTGTTGCCGGTATCGGCGCCGAGCAGGAGTATAACACCGTGCTGGCCGCCATCGAGGGCAAGATTGCCGCTGCCAAGACCGCCATCTATGCCGCGATCACCGCCGGCGACACCAACGGCCACCTGAAGGTGAACGGTACTGACGTGACCGTCTACACCCACCCGGCGCACACCGCGAAGCAGAGCGGTCTGTACAAGGTGACTGTGGATGCTGAGGGCCATGTCTCTGACGCTCAGGCTGTCACCAAGGAGGACATCACTGGTCTGGGCATTCCTGCTCAGGACACCACCTACTCTAAGGCAACCGCTCAGGCTGATGGTCTGATGTCCAAGGAGCACTTCACCAAGCTGGAAGGCCTGAATGCCAGCACCACCGAGGAGGTTCAGGCCATGCTGGATGAGGTTTACCCCCAGACTGCCTGATCGTCCTACAAAACAAAGCAAGGATGACCGGGTGGGTGGTATGTGGGCGTCATCCTGGATAGGAGGTGGACAAGTTTGGGCCTTATCAACCTGGACCATATGAAAGCTCTTGCCCTCAGAACGAAGGCGTACATGAGCGGCCATCTGGCTACGCTGGCGCAGGAGATCGTGAACTCCCTGGAACAGATGGACGCCGTAAAGGCGAATAAGCCGCTGGCCGTGTCCGTCACCATCCCGACCACGGGGTGGCAGACGGACAGCACAGAGGGCGCGGTGTATCCGCAGTATTACGATATCCCCGTCGAGGGCGTTACATCGAAAGATATCCCGCAGGTGTGCATCGCCCGTGCAAGCGAGGCGGCAGCCAACGCCTGCGGCATGAGCCGGACGTGCGAGACCGTGACGGGCGCGATCCGCCTGTGGGCGGGCAGCGTCCCGACTACTGCGATTCTGGCGGAATACGTCATCGATGAAGGCAGAAATGAGAACACGACCGCAGAGAGCGGAGGTGAGTAAAACACATGGCATTTGGTATCGTGAACGTCGGCCAGACGGCCGAGGAAAGAAACGACGTGCTGACCAATGAGCAGGTCGGCGTACCGGGCGGCCTTGCTACCCTGAACGCCGACGGCGAGCTGACCGAGAGCCAGAGGTGGGACATCGACGCCTACACCAAGGCGCAGGCGGACCAGAAGACCGCCGACGCGGTGAGCGCCCACAACAGCAGCCCCACGGCGCACCCGGCCATTCTGGCCCGGCTGGCCGAGGTGGAGACAGAGGTGGAGGCAATCAACCTCAAGTTCGGCACCGAGGTCAACGGCAACCCGTTCACCGTCACATTCGTGACGCTGGACGACGTGACGGTTTCCGGCGTCTGGAATCAGGCGCAGGCGAGGATCGAGTTCTGATATGACGGAACGGATCGAATTTTCGCGCCCGGCCGCCGAGCTGTCGTGCATCGTCTGCAACCTCTTTGAGGCACTGGAACCTCCGTGCGGGGTATCCGGCGGCAGAGATGACATCATCGTGGTGTTCGGGCGTACTCGCTCCGGCGAACACGCCGTGCTGCGGGTCCTGCCGGACCGGTGCGTCTACACCGGCCCGCGCGAGGATTTGGACGCCGTGCTAAATGGCAAGTGTCCGGAAGAATGGAGGTGCAAGCATGGCGGATAAGGAATTTCTTCTTATCACCAAAGCGAGAGAACTTCTCGTCTACACCCGCGCCGCCACAAAACCCATCAACAGCGATGTGCCGTCGGGCGACGTGCAGAAAGTTCTTCACAAGATTGCCGGCCTCGACGATCTCGGGAAAATGCGCGAAGTATGTATCGTTACAGCCTCATCGCTCCGCAAGCGGAGAAAGGATGGCTTCTCAAAACACAGCTTCCGGGATTTTGGCCAGGATATGAGAGACCTGACCAAGAGTATTTTGCGCGGCGTCCATGCGGCAAACGACGTGATG